ATCTTATCAGCTGTGATCATTCCCACTTTGGCAAGCCCTTTAATGTTATCTGTAGCATCACCCGTGAGTAGCTGTTGCATGACCCACATGTATGCTTCACTTTTAGATTGGTAATAGATTTTGTTTGTTCTGAAGTTATGATGCCAACCTTCAATACAGTTCAGATCTTTATCGATATGGGATACAATGAATGACTTACCCTCATTACGAGCCATCTCAGCTGTGATAGCTGCATAGTCATCTGCTTCACCATCAATGCTTTCCATGGCGAATTCCTTGCAGTAGTCATACAGCATATCAATACGCTCTTTAACTTCAGGGGCCGTCTTATTTACCCGATGCGCTTTGTATTCGCTATCAACCAAGTATCTAAAGTTATCACTACCCTTGATATACACGATACCAGTAGCAGCGCCTGTTTCAGTCATGATCTTTTGAATAGCTGAGTCCATATCCTTCTTACAGAGTGACGGGGACTTTTGGACATGTGCTATCTGGTAGATGATACTATCAGCGTCAATGATTGCTATTTCAATTTGTGTTTCTTCGTCGTCAAACATTAGTGTACCTCTGCATAATTTTTACCTGTATGTGCTGCACCATTCATGCACTCGATACCAAACCATTTAGGTGCTTCGGTGAATGCTTCAACGGACAGCGCTGAGACTTCTTCTGCGTCTTGATCTTTGCATATCACTACAAACTCGTCATGGTAGTGGAGCGCAAAGTAGTATTGGATACCCCGCTTATCAAGCTCTCGTTTCATGTAGACAATAGCTGCCTTGCATGTAACACCTTCAGCAGTTTGTAGTAGATAGTTTAAGACTTGATGCTTAGAGCTAACGAATACAATCCTGCCATCAATGCCACGTATAAAAGCTTTATCAGCACCAAAAGCAGCTGATGATCTTTCAAATTCACCTTCCAATCGTGTGATAAGTTCTTTCATTCCAGGAATCGAGTTAGCGAACTTCTCCTTGGCTGCAGCTCCGATTTTTGCATCAGTAACACCAGTGAGAATACTCCCCAGCTTCCCAGCACCGCCACCAAATAAGAAAGCATAAAGAAATGGCTTGGCCAGCTTACGGGTAGTACCAAGGGCATCAGCATTACGCTGGTGAACATCACCATTAATAACTTCATTAGTAAACTCCTCATTACCTATGTAGTGGCATAGCCCACGCATTTGATTACCTGCGGAGTCAGCACCTACGATTGATGTTCCTTCTTCACAGACAAGAAGTGATCGCATTTCTTTTCCATAGACTGAATCGACTGATGGAATGTTTGCAACGACTTCGTGACGACATCTAAAAGTAGGAGTCCCGATAGTCCACATCTTGCCGTGTAAGCGTTTATCTGTTGTTGACTGTACATTTTCTATCCATCCTTTAAGAATCCCTTGTCGAGATCTGATTGTGTAATACTCGCTAATAGTAATGGCTGAACCACCAATAGCTTCAAGTGATGATTCAGTTATCTTAGGTGATTTCTTGATGAACTTACCATTAACCTTTTCGAAGTTCCATTCATCAGGCTTCCAACCAATACTGTAGAGGTAGTCTTTTACTACTTCGATTTGCCCGACTTTACCCTGTTCAAAGGATATGCGAGAATACTCACCTTCGATTGGGCGTTCCTCTCGTCCTGATTCTTGCGTATAACCAAAGTGTTTAACTGTGGCAAGAGTATAGCACCCATCTTTTCTCCATGCTGGTTTCTTTGATTCAAGACCATCTGTTTTAATACACCTCATTCCGATTAAAGGTTCCAGCACTTGTTCAATGCTAGCCATCTTAGCTTCTATTTCATTAAGCAGTTTGTTAGCACCCATCATATCAAACATCCAGCCTTTACGCCTGATGTCTGACTCGATAGCTGAGAATTCCATTTCTACATCCATACCTTTAACAAAGTTTGGATACTTTATAATGATCTTTTTAGCAGCTTCAGCAAGGATTTTATATACCTTAACATTAAGCTCTACATCTCGGATACAGTAGGTCAGCATCTCGGGGGTATACTTCGAGAAGTCATCGAAGGGTAGCTTAGGGAAACCTAACACTGAACCCCAACCTTCTAGACCATGCTTATGTGGTCGTGAATATTGGGTTAGCTGTGAGAGAATCCATGTGTCGATGACCTTGATTTTACTTGGTAGTTTGAATCCAAGAATGTGATCGAGTACAGGTAGATCGTACCCAATAATATTATGACCATAGATAATGTCTGCTGTTGATATGAATGCTAGTCCTTCTGCGAGTGAGGGTAATGTGTCATCGTAGTTGGAGAAGCTGTGTACTGTTCCAGTGTCTGAGTTAACAGCTACCATACACCATATCATATTAACTTCAGGTAAGAAGCCGTTTGTTTCTATGTCAACGCATAGCCTTAATTTATTCATATAGTATACATCCGTACATTTGTGCATATGGGGATTCGAAGACTCGTGCTTCAACCTCCATAGGGTCAAAGAAATAGGCTTCTTCTGGTTTAGTTTTATCGAACTTGAGTTTGGGTATCCTGAATCCTTTACGACCTGTTAGGTGCTGGCAGGCATGAACCATTTCGTGGCTAAGGATACTAACAAACCTACTCATTGTGTAAGGGTTAGGTTCCCAATCATTCATGAATGGATCTCTTAGCTGGATTAGCAGCTTGTTTTCACCATCACAATGTACTGTTAGCCCTTCTGAGCTAGTTTCCTCATCATACTCCACTAAGCAGATACTTACCTTGAAAGGCACTGATGTAACTGGTGTAGCGAATCTAATAGAGTAGTCTTCTAGAATATTGAAGAACATTTTCTTTATCAGGTGTTCTACGTTTGGTAAACAAACAACAGTAACCTTGATATTTTTGTATCTATGCATATGTAACTTTTACCTTGGTTGATCCTAATGCTTTACATTCATTGACTAGGTCGATGATCATTTCATTTTGAGCAGCTACTGCTTGGTACGCCTCATCTAATTTTGTGGAGATATACCATGTCCATGCCCCTAGTATAAGCATTGGGGTGAGGAGCAATACGAGGTCTTGGTTCATAGGAGTCCTGACTTAGCCAACCACTCGGGTGTAGCAAATTTACTGTGATCATGCACTTCATTTACAAGCACACCAGCCTTTTTGAGGAAGTCAACACCTTCAATGTACTTGTAAGTATCCCGGTAGACTAGCCGTGTGATAGATACTTGAGCTATTAGTTTAGCACATTCGATACATGGACTTAGCGTACTGTAGAGGGTTGCCCCTTCAGTACTCTGGGTTGATCGTGCTACTTTAGCGATAGCCTGTGTCTCTGCGTGTAGTACCTTAGATAGTGTTCTACCTGATGCATCTACTGTGCAGTTGTCTTGTCCGGGTAGTGTGCCGTTGTATGAGAAGGCAATGATGTTATTGTCTTTAACGATCAATGCACCTACCTTGCGATCACGAGCATAGCTTTGGTTAGCTATTAGCTCTGCTGTTTTGAGATAGAATTCGTCCCAATCTGATTGTGTTTTCATATGTCTTTACGAGTTGATTTATTTTTAGGTCTAGCTCATCTAAGGCTAGGACATCATTGCCACTTACTGGGGCTGTTATTTCAAACCCGATTGTATAGAATCCTCGTTTAGTTAGTTCTACTATCATACATCTTTTGGGAAGTATTCCTCCCATTGTTTGAAGGTTTCTTTCTTGTTGTAGTAACTTGCAGCTACTGCATCAGGGTTTAATCCCCAGTGTTCAGTCAGCTGCTCAATAGAGAATAGTAGTTGACCTATTTCTTCTTCAAGGTGCTTTTTGTTACTCTGTCTGTTACCATATTCAGTGTTTAACCCGAATCGGAATACTTTTGAGATTGCTTGAATTACTTCTGAGCATTCTTCTTGGCAGACAATTGGGATGAGGCTATCTTTAATCATATAAGTTCTCGATTTCTACTACGGTGAACGTGTCGTTATAATCAGTAACCAACCTATGCTGGTTTACATACATATACTCTACATCTAAGTTAATATCTTCATCTGTTACACTATCATTATAGGTTAACTCAAACACACAGGTTACTGCTACTTTTCTCATGGGACTCCTTTAGGTACCGACTACTTACATGTCACTCACATCACGCATACCAAGGTAGATTGGGTGGCGTGGTTTATCTTTAACACCAATAGCGAAGGATTTATACTTTACAATTGTTTGTTTGACTTGCAGTCTAGAGTTATCCCAGTACCACTGTCGTTCCTCTTGGGTGAACCCAGAGCCTATCTGGAATACTACACCTGTTGTTAGGTCTCTTACAACCAGAGCACCCATTGTGTTCTTACCCACCATCCCTGAACGTTCAGTGGATCGTTGACCACGCCCTAATTCATTTGTTTTCTTTTCATTTGTGTTTTCCATTTCCTCAATCATATCCATGACCATAGCTTCACTATCAACAAACCGTTTAAGCTTGAATGTATTGTTTTCCTTTAGTGTGGTACGACCTTGTTTATACTTACCTAGCATACAGCGGATGATTAACCCTTCATACCCTTGCTCAAGGAATTCCTCTTCTTTTGCTAGTAGTTCTTGCTCATTGTTTACTCGATACCCTTTTAGCCAGATGATATTGTTAGGCAATCCTCGCATGGCTAGTGCTAGGGTGATTTGTCGCTCAACGAATACACCGGGTGCATCCCACTTATCAAACACATAGTATCGGAATGGCTCCATTTTGTCATGAGACATTACAGCTGAGTTAGTGTCTCGATACACAGTTTCAGAGGTGGGTTTTCCGATGATTAGCTCACCATCGAAACCATCAATACCTAAGCTTGTGAGAACACTTCGGATATATTTATTAGGGATATCTTTTAGTGTACGTGTCTTAGGGATACCATCAACAACTAGACAGCGGATACCATCTAGCTTAGGGAACACCATTACTGGATATTCTAGTTTAGATGTATTAGGGTTGGTTCGTTCAAGGAGCATTGGTTTCATTAATGGCTTTCAGTGATATAGTCTGTCCAGAGTTTCTTATCGTAGCATAGCATGGGTTTACCCTTAGGTGGTACCCACAGAACAATATGTGAGTGTTCTCCTTCGTTACTACAGAGGAAATCGTAGATCCATTGGTTGTAAAGCCCCTTGAAGACTTCACCCTCAAACTTTACCCACATCATTTCCTTTCCAGTGTCCGATGTGAATGTATCAACTTCTTCTACGATTCCTTCATAGGTTGAAAACAGTTTATCACTGCCTGATACAAACTTAACAACTGTTTTCATTGGGGTCATTTGAATGCTTCCTGTGCTGTATTGAATATGGTTGCTTCACGGACACTTTTAAATGCGCCATCAGGTGTTCTGATTGTGTATAGTGTTTCACGGATTACTTTTGGTACTGCATCACCACTTAAGCAGATATCTTCTTTAACTCCACGGATTTGTGCCTTAACAACGATATCACGATCTTGCTTGAAGAACACTGTTGATGCTAATTCGAATTTCATTTCAATAATAAACTTTGTGTCATAACTCATATTCATTCCCCTAAAAGTGTTTTGATATCGGCTACTCGGATTGGCTCATTACCATTAGCTATATATGCTGCAAGAAACTTGAGGTACCAGATTGCTTTCTTAAGTTCTTGTAACTCAGCATCTTTACCACCCAATCGATCAATGTACTTCCTAGCCTGTAGCTCTACAGCAGCTTTGAAGTTATTGGGATCCCGCATATTAGGTAGATACTGCATAGCTTCTAGCCACTGTAGCTGCATGATGTAGCCTTGGTAGTGGCTTGGGTTGATAGCATCTGGCTTAGGTGTTGTTGGCCCTTTAGCCCAGAACATCCTATCCATTTGCAGATCATAAAAGTCATCAGCTGTTGATGCCCTATCAAGTGATTCTGCCATAGTTGGTGTGTGAGCTGGCCCACTGTAATCTTCGTTCATTCCAATTTCCTTAGTTCTAGACATTGTATACATCTCCGTTTTCAGCTGATTTTACATTTTCGTATGGAGCAGCTACTCTACGGTAGAACTCCATTTTAGCTCCTTCTAAGGCACCTACGATATCATTAATTCCTTGGTAGTTTCCAGATTGTTGCCAGTATTGATCACACAGGTAAGTAATTAGGTAGTTAAGTTCTCCGGGATTGTTGATGTAGATTTCATCAAGTGGTTGTAATTGGAAATCTAGGCGTTTGGTTTTTTTGATATAAGGCATTAGATATGGATTCTTTTAGGTTGGAATAATTGAGCAATGATGCAGAGTGAACCAAAGCAGAGAATAGCTGTCCAGATTTGTAGTATCATTTGAATGAGATGTAGTACCAAAGAGAATAAACGAAAACAATTGCTAATACAGGGATCATCCTTGATATCCTGAGTCATCATCATCTGAGTACAACCACCAAATGAACAACATAGTAGCACCCATAGCCATGTAGGTTATCATCGGAAGTATTCCCTTACAGCTTCTACAGCATCAGACACTGTGTAGTGAACCTCGGTGGCATACTGCATAACGAATGGGTGTTTGAATTGGCCTTTTTCCAATATTACAATAATAATTTTATTTTTGGTATGAGCATGAGCAATTTCAGCCACTGTTCCCCATTTCTTTCCCGGTAGTTCATCCGATAGGTTGGCTAGTACCACTGACGAGTGTGAGATATCCTGTAGGTCACATTTCCAGATGCGTGCTGATGCATGTTCACTCTCATCATTTACAAATGCTACTCTACGGGTTGGATCTAATGTATCGATATCATATTTGTTTAGCGTTAATGTTGCTGCATCACGCCATTCTGTTGATTCCTTGTAGTTGAGACCCTCAATTGGCCCTGCTAGGTATACATGCTGGTTATGTGGGAAGTGTTTCATAGAATCTCTAGTAGGTTAATGAATTTAGCTGTGAACCATAAGCCACCTTGTGACGCTGGTCGTTGGTGTACAGTGTAATCTACTGCTCGAATTTTAACCCACACTCTACCTTTCTTTGATAAGTGTGGTGCTAATGGTTCAGCACAGCAATGCCATCCCGGTCTAAATGCAAATCCTTTTGTTCGGTGTTCTTCAGCCTCATAGGTTTGGTACAATTGTAGCCGTTGTTTACGATTAATGAACAATGGCCCTAAAGTACCGTCTTTTCGTAATCTGAATAGTTTATATGCGATTATCATACCTTAACCTCTTCAACTTCAGACCATGCCGCTAGATGCACTACGTTGCCCATAGAGTCCAAACAGTACGAGTACATACCATCGATATGCTTTAGCAAATAAGTGTCTCCTTGTGTACTCTCTGCTCCACCTGGTGGTGTTGCTGATTCACCCACTAGCTTGAAGTGGGTATTACGGTGAAGTTCGTATAGTTTAGTCATATTTTAATAGCCATTCATTGTTGATTACTTTAAATGATTCACCCGTATTGCTGAGTGATTTGAATACAAGACCTTCTCGATGAGTTCCATTAAGCTCACTTTCTCCTTGTGCTTGGTAGAGGGTTTCGCTCATTTCTTGCTTAATTCCAGCTGTTTCCCAGATAACTGGTACGTGTTTTAACCCGAGTTCTTCACATAAAACCTTTCTATCATGCGGGAGTAGGTATTCTTGTGTTTGGATATCAAAGATGTCATACACAAAGAACTGAGGTTTGGTCAGGTTGTATTGATTACCTTGGATACCCGGCCCACACAGCTCACCTTGGATAGCGAAGTCCCACGATTCATCCTTATTAAACATTTCCATGTGGATGTTTTCTCTGATTGCTACATCCCAGAATGTGTTTCCTTCAGTTTGCTTTAGGTCTATATTACGACTGCATACACCGAACGTACCTTGGTGCTGGTATACTGTCATCGAACTACCATCAAGCTTTTCAGTGACCTCCCATTGTGTACCTTCTTCTTGCCATTGTGCGTATTTAGCTTTGAGATTTTGAATACGTTCTTGGTCTGTCTTTTTGATGTATGGTGGGAAGTTACCTTTAGCCATACCTGCTAGACATGTTGGGATGGGTTTTTCATAGAGTTGGATGCCAAGGTATTCAGTGAGGTCGGTATCTACATCAGGTGGTGGGCAGTCATCATCTGCAACTAGGTCTAGGAGTAAACCTTGAGAGAAGAAACCTCTAAGCTTCTTTGTTCGTAGTCGTTCACCTACCACACCATTGAATGTTTTCTCTTTACCCTTAGCTAGGAATGGTGCTACTTTGAGTGGAACCCATGAGTCGATTTCAATGTAGATAGCTAGATTGCCTACTTCGAATTGACCCTTTTTAACTACCACATCCCAACCACCAACACGGGCTAGTTCTACGTAGTCTGCATCAGGGATTGGAACGATTTGGTCGATCATTCTTATGGTTGCTAGTTTACGTTCAGTCATTTGCTAGTTCCTTCATTTTCTCAAGACAACTATTTACACGTTCATGCAGCATTACTCTACAGCATGAGATGCTGATTGGGTGGAATATACGACCACTATCGCTTTCTTCTTCCATATCAAGGTATGCAAAGAATTCTTTCACAGCTTCTTTAAGTTGATCACTCATCAGAGTTCTCCTTTAGGATTTCAGCTTCAATTGCACGGATTGTGGAGTCAGATAGTATCTCATAGACGTCTGCTCCATTTATTTTCGCTTCATATAGATCGACATACGCGGGATATCCTGATGTTACTTGTATATTATCTACGAATTCTGGTTCCTCTTTTTCCTCAAGTTCATACCAGCATTCTATCTGGACGTCATTTGTGGTGTAGTAGGTGTATTTGTTCATGATAGTACCTGCATTAGCATGTTAAAGGATTGGATGAACATCATTTGTCGTTGTGGATCAAGGTCTTTCCATGGTGGCATTGGATTAGACCACTTTTTGCAAATAGCATTGTAGTATTTTTCGATATCAGTCATTCTTCAGTACCATCCCTTGCGTAATCCATGTTGTAGCCTTCTGACTCAAGCTGTTCGATAATCTTCATCGGGATCTCGAAGCAGCCATCATAGTCGTATAGTTCCTTGTTGTTGAACCACATACCACCGCAGTCATCTTCACCTGTTTTATCATTTTTGAAGTACAAGTATTCACTTGCTATTGTATCACGGTAGATGGTATACTTAGCCATTACATTCCTTTGATTTCTTTGAGTGCTGCACGAACTACTTGGAGTTTACGTGTGGTTTCTTTAGCTGTTTGCTTCTCTATGTTTAGGATGTTGAAATAGAAGGCACCTGCTGATGTTGTTTTATCTGCTTTATCCCAGTATTCTGATACAAGTGCTCTGTCTAGTTTTTGACATTCAATCAGGTTTTTTAGATCTTTACGCAGGAGTTTTAATGTGAGTGCTTTAACTTTAGGATTCATTCTATGCTTTCAAAAGGAGTGTATGCTGTGAACCAACGGGAACCGATGACGTAACCAATGTGTACTGCTCTATTATTTTTACCATCACGGTACATTTTTGAGATACGCCCACCACCTGCTTGTTGTTGCAATTGACGAAGGTTACGGGCGAGGACGACTGATCCGTAGTTGTCAAGGAATAGGGTTAGCTTACCGTTCATATTGTTTTCCTGTAGAGTGTATTCAGGGTCTCGAAGTCACCGTTATCATGCTTGTGTAGGATGAGTGATGTTCTCACTACTCGCGAGCCTAGTATTGGGTGGTCTAGCGCGTAGATACTTGCTACAGGCCATTCAGGATTTCCGTCATGGTCATAAAAGAATGCATTACCTTCATATTCAACAATTGGTTTGATTTTCATGTTATTTAGCTAAGTATAGGGCAATACGGGTTGACAGTGTTAACGCTTTACGGTAGTAGGTTTCTTCTTCATTTGACTTTTCGACAATTCCTAAGGCTGACATTAAAGCATGTGCTTGCTGTAGTTCTTCTTCTGCTTTTGTTTTACCGTCTTGGGCGTATTTGAGTGACAGTTCGGTATCTTTGATTTTCTTTTCTAGTTCGGTAATCTTTGTAGCTTGTGTTTTACGGAGGTTATACAGATCAACTACTTGCTCACTGCTTAGTTCCATTTGAACTGTTTCATATTCTGTACCGGAGACTACGATTGTGATTGAACTCATTATGATTACCTTTTGTCGTTTATGGAATAAAACAACCCCATCAAAGAGTCTTTCGACACCTTGTGGGGTTTGATTTGCTATTTAGAACTGGTCATCAGCTTTAGGTTCGTTTGAAGCTGGAGCTGAACCATCTTCCATGTCGAAGTCCATACCAACAGCTTTCTTTTCATATTTTACCAAGTTAACAATCTGGATAGCGCTCAGTGTAGTACTGATACCTGATTTAGTTACCTTCTGTGTCTTTGGATTTTTGATTTCATATGGCTTTTGGAATACCATAACATTACCTACTGAACCATTACCAACAATCTTTGGGTCAAGTGCAAGTTTGTTGTTATCAACACAACGTACTTTAGCTGCTTCAGTACCATCCTGTTTGAATGCATTCTTGCTCAGATTGATACCAACCATACCCTCACCCATGTCACGCACTTTACGGTAGATCGAGAGTTCTGCCTCACGAGCAGCCGGAACAAGAACTTGGATGTCATAAATCATTTTGTCACCGGAGTAGTTATCAACTGGTGTATCAATTTTGACCCATTTGAATGTGACGTTCTTGATGATAGCGTTTGTCATTTCGGTGGTGGATTGTGTAGCTGTAGTCATTTTATTTACCTTAAGTTTAGTTTGAGATCAATGAGATCTCTTTGGGTGGTACTTTCTAGTGTCATACTAGTCGGTACCTATTAGAGACCATCCTTCGATGGTTATTTGAGAGAGATATTTTATGTCATATGATAATGGTGATGGTGCTAATGCCTCCCGTGATAAGAAACGCGATGAGATGCTTGCTGCTACTGGTGGTGTCCGTAAAGGATGTCACCCTAATACACTAGCTAACCTCAAGAAGATTACTTCTGAGACTGCTAGGATGAATCAAGCTAAAGGTCAACAATCTAAACTGCTGAATAAGACTATTCAAGAGGAGTTTAAACTGAATGCTAAAGCTTTTCAGAACATCATGGCTGACCTACCTAGGTTGTCTTCTTTGGATGTACTTAGAATGGCTGTTCACACTGCTATTGCTAAGGATAATTGGGAAGATGCTGCTAGGTATGCTGGCTTGCTTGCTGAGTTTGAAGCACCTAAATTACAGAGAATTGAATCATCAGTTACAACTAGAGCATCAGAAATGTCTGACGATGAGTTGCGCTTGATGATTGCTTCTGAAGGGCTTACACCTTTATCTTTAGGTACCGACTAGTTACCGACTGAATCTGGACGGTCTGAGAGCGGGTCGTATTCTTTTGCTGGTGTCTCGAAGATCTGCTTCAGGACATCTACAATCGTGATACCACCTCGCAGCATACTGTATGGTGGTGCTTCGATGATTGTGGCGATGAACAGCTCTGAGGTGTAATCTTCACCAGACTCAACAAGGAGTTGGTAACCGTTAGAGCATTTGGTGATTGTTACTGATTGGTTGTTCATGTTATAGTGATCCATCGATGATTAATGAGAAACGAGCTGTGATTGGCTTACCTAGCTCGTGGAAGGTGAGGTTTTCTATTTTTGTATCGGAGTCACCAAAGGTGCTTATGTATAGTTCATAAGCTAATTCTATGGTCTCATCCATTACTATCTCACCACATGAGTCTATGCAGATGTACATTTTATTTCCTATTGTAGATTGTGCGACCTAGATCATTTAGAGTACCTATGATGGTTGCTCTATGGCGTGGGAATATGCATTGGGTTTCTCCTTTCTTTACATATTGTTTGGGAATATCAAGAACCACTATTCTAGCTTCCTTGCTGTTGATGATGTGTTTGAGCTTACTTTTATACCACCAACGGTAGAATTGAGCTTTACTTGTAGCACCACATACTTGGCTTGGGTGCATGTAACCTAGCCCGTCATTTTCTGGGCATGGTAACTCAATCCAATGGCGGGAGAGTTTCCATAGGTCGCCTGTTCTACCTTCTTTAGGGTTTGTGCGGGATTCAACTCTGTAGACTTGCATAGGAATTCTTCTATTTCAGATAGGATGTGACCGACTGGGTTGATGATTTGACCAGCCATTTTGAGGGGATCTGTTTGGTGTTGTGGTGTGTATTGTGGCATTATGTGTTTAGTTCCTTAAGTTTGGCTTCAAAGTCTTTAGCAAAGAATGAGGCTTGCAGCGTGTACGCTTTACCTAAAACCATGTGTATATCATCATCCGTCAACCCCACCCATTCGCGCTTTGGTGGTGATGTGTAGACGGGCTTTGCTTTAGGCTCGTTTGGGTAGGCAATAGCCAATACTGGCATACAACTCCAATCGTTCACAACTTTAAGCCAAGCCACAGGCTCCTGCTCGGACTTCATTAGGGCAATCGTCATGGCTTGATCTGCTGCTATTCCTTCCCAATCTGTCTCCTGCTCTAGTTTCGACAAACCCATGACCGACATTGACGCGCTAGTTTCAGATTCGGTCAGACCATTGATAAGCACAGGCTCTGGTTGCGCTAGTCCACCGGGACGATACGTCATGTCTTCAGGTGTCCACTCCTGCTCTAATTGCGCTTGATGTTTGTGTGGTGTGTTCATTCTGTTACTCCAAAGTGTTCCATAATTTCACCCATCGATGCGTATGCTTTATGTTTATAACCTATATCTAAACATTCTCGAATAATCAACTCGGCGAACTTTTGTATCTGACTGGCTTGCGCTTCGTAATAAGCGTGCAACCTTGCCTGTTCAGCAAGTTCCTGTATGCGGTTGGCTTTCATAACGGTGCGTCTTCGTAGTTGTTGGGATTGAACTTCGGCAGTGGTGCATTCGGCTGCTTCACGGGCAGCGTTAACGGGAAGGGCCAAGTCATTTTGCCCTCGCTTCCAGCATGGCGTTGGCCATCTTGTATGCCCGAGCAGCAGTGAAGGCAAAATATCTTCATGTAGGCTGTTGATCATGTCGGCCTGCATCGCTTTCGCTGCCAAGTAATTACGCAAGGTCATACCGTATTCGGACTCTTGGTTTAATTCGCCATCAGGAAAGCGCGTTTCATTTACTGGAAACGCTGGCCCGTTGTAGTTAACTGCATTCATATCTTTACTCCCTCAAAAAAAAAACACGACTGCCGATGGGAACGGCGCACTGTTTGTGTGGTGTTTTCATTTTGTTACTCCAAAATACTTAGTAAATCTCTTTGCATCAGGTCAATCATTTCAACCCAACTATCTGATTCCATGTTTGCTTTACTATACTTTTCTAACACGGTAACGCATTCTCGAATAATCAACTCAGCGAACTTGTGCCTATCTAACCCACCCTTGCTATCAGTTGCTTGTAAAGCCAGTACATCAATTTGGTTATTCATCTGTTTTCCCATAGTTCCCTTAGCCATACATACAACAGCATATAGATACCAATTGCACAACCAATGAACATCACTGTTACTGTCCACTTGAATACTTCATCCACCATTATTTATCTCCTTCGCTACGACCGACCCTTACTTCCTTAACTTCAGTAATCTTACCATCAACAAATGTCTTCTGAATACCTGTTGAAGGATCAAATACAACTGATGTTTTTGCTTTTACATGGGCCTTACACCTTGCGATGAGGTCATTGTAGACTGCTCTGGCTGTGGTTGTTACAATAAGGGTCGGATCGTTAGACCGATCCTTCTTATGTGGTCTGTCTGAATAATCACTCATGATGTTAGTGCTATGGTTAGATTGTGTTGTAATGTTGGTAGTTTGTTTTGCTTTATGAGGATATCTAGTAGTGTTGTTACATCACTTTCTTTTAGGGTTATGCTGTAGGTGTATGAGGTTATTGTTACTGGTTCTTTAATTACTTGCATGTCTGTCTTTATTTTCCTTAGCCATATTACGCTTGTACAATCTTCTAATTGACGACATAACTCGCTATTATTTTCAGCAGCACAACCCACACAACCTCTTAGTCTTGGTGCTGATTGGTATTCTATGCTATCTATTATCATATTATTTCCAGTTATGGGTCGGATCGTTAGACCGATCCTTCTTAGGCGCTAAATGCTTTCTAATTACACGGAATATATCCACAAGTATATCTGAGTCACTATATTCTCCGAATGCATCTCGGCGTGATAGTGGTGAACTATTACCGATGAGGTCTGCGAAGTGTTGTGCTTCTGTTTCTGTGAGGATGAGCTTGATGGAAGCTTCGATGTGGACTGGGTTGTATTCTGTGTGTGATGGGATGTGAGTTACTTGCATGGTGGCTTTCTGGAGTGGATGGATTGGGTAGTGGATTGTGGGTAGATATTTGGGTAGTGGATTTGGTGTAGACCTCTGTGGTAACGTTCAAATAGTTCGTTTTCGGGTAGATTTCGATCAAATAATTAGTCTAACACAGCAGTCACACACAAAAACACTATCAATGTGAACTTTTGTACAGTAAACCGCAGTTTAACCTGATGTATCTTCAGCAGATACTACAGTTTTCCTGATGTATTTTAGTCGGTACCTATAGAAGAACACATCCCATATATCTAAAAGTTATATAGAATGTAGTCATCATAACCAACTAACGAGTAGTCGGTACCTAATAGGGAGTGTACTGGCTGTAGTTTTAGTCGGTACCTAATAGAGAAGGTTTTAGGAAAGGTTTCAGGGAAGTAGTTGTAGTGGACTATCTGTATATTCGCATGGTAATACATCGTATGTAGATAGAGTCACAGCAGCCTAGTAGTAGCAGTACACATATGTAGGGGTGTGTACAGTCTTAATTGACAATGTGAGCCTAGGTAGACGGTGGTGGTTGATCTAATCAACTATTGCTGATCGTTGTACAACTACTTCCCGTTCCCCTACGGGAGTAATATTAGGTAATGTATTGGTGAATATACTGGTTGTAGACTACCTTATGTTATTTGTTTGTTTTGTATTATACTTTAAATATAATACTTTAGAGTATTCATTAAAGTATATTTAGGTAACAAACACAACCAATCAGAGGCACCAGCAATAGAGTATTACTGGTAAATCTCTGTGGTTGTTTGTTTTCTCTTTGTCTTTAATCTACAGGCAACATTCAGTATATACCTATATTACTCTTTGATGGTCTCTGTTTCCTCTTCTGATGACTCGTAGACAGCGCCATACTCGATGATATTCCCCGGAAGATCCAGATTGAATGCTGCCTGAGTGAGCGCATCTAGTGACCTGCAAGTGATGTAGTTGTTGTCTCCTGAGTGGATGTACGATAAGCCGAACTCTTCAAGAGCCTCGGTGAATTCTTCTGTTGATTCAAAAGATGACATGTCGATAGGTGAGAGGAGAAGGTATTTCATGGTGTATCCTAGGTTGTGTTTAATGGGTCAAGGAGGCATAGAGTATGTTGAGGATACCCTATGCTATAGGTTGTGGTTAGAGGATGTTATAGAACCAGACATTGGCACTAGCACCACCAGCAGCGATGAATCGGATCTCCTGCTTGGTATCAAATGCTACCTGCAGTGCTTTAGTCAGCAGCTCAATAGCACGGTCACTGCTCATGCGGTCAATACGGCATTGACGTTTACGCTTGTCTGAGCATGTAGCTTCGATAGATCGAGTGATCTCATTGAATGTCAACTCAACGATTGTTACTTGGTCACTCATGTTGTCAGCCATCGTTGGGTTGTTAGTCACGAATGGTACATTGATCTTGTTGATGGACTTGAACGATGGTGTGAAAGATGTAGTCATGATAGTAGCCTAGTTTAGTTTAAAGGACAAGGAACATACCCCTTGTTATGGTCTCTCTTCCAGAGAATGGTGGTTAGGTATTAACCAATAACAACCTGGTACTCGCTGTTGCTATACAGACGGAGTATACAGAAGTCAGTTGTCTTGCGAACAAGTTTGTTGGTTGTACGCTTGTAGATGTAGTAACACATGGTAGCTCCTTATAACGAGTTATGATCTTCAATGATCTCTTGCACTAATCGCATGATCTGTGTAGCAGCAATACCACCACAGAAGAACATAGCCAAGATATGCAAGAGACCAAAGTCACCAGCCTCCATGATCTCGAGGAGTGACATTGCAGTGTAGAACCAAGTGATCCCAAGGATCATGTGAAAGAGTTTAGACATGGTAGTCTCCAGTTGTGAGGTCTCAGAATGAGCACTCTCCATAGCCCCAAGAGGCTATAGGCAGGGTTCTTAAGGAGGATCGGTACGACCGACCCTTAGAAAGGGATGTCGTCAGAGTGAGCAACAGCTGAACGATTCACTGTGTTGTACCAAACCAACGCAGCATTAACATGCGGCAAGACCTCTTCCAAGGTGTTCCACGAAGGAGCCTGCAAGTTGATAAGCAACTCCCACACGTCATCCAGCATGTGAGCCGAGGCGTATGCCTCACCATCAGAGCACCGACCGTCCTCGTTAGACGCATCAAAGAACAAGTCCATAGTCTCAAACACAGACTGCCGGATGGGTGTAAACAAAGCCAACCAGCCAGCGTGCTGCCCAGGAGACAGGCTAGTGCCTTCAACCACACCAGCAGAGGTAGCCCAGTCCGAGTAGTCACGACGCAGGCAGTTGTCGCCGAAGTTAAGGACAGCGAGGAGTTGTTGTGATGTATTCATTGGGAAGCTTTCAGCGGACGAACCGCAAAACAGAGCAAAGACGCTCTCGGAAGGCACCGAAGAGGAGCCAACCGGGAAAGCCCTTAAGCAAACAAAGGCGCAATAGCAACAGCACCACTACGCCAAGTATACAGCGCACGAACAACCCGACCGTCACGGAGGCGCAGGAAGACAGGGACAACAGAACAACGAGCACCGCGACGAGCACGGGAAGAACGCAACGAACGAGCAAAAGAAACAGAACGAGCAGACATAGCAGACCCCAAGAAGAAAGACACGGGCAAGACGCCCAACGAGAACAACGATTAAGCAGCAGACACGCCACAGAAGTAACCGGGACACACACGGCCCGAAGAACCGGGAGCACCCCACAAGGACACGGGAGCACCGGAAGCGACAGCAACCCGAAGAGCAGCGACAAGAGCCACAGCAGCAGGCGAACCAACACCCCCCAAGCCAGAGCACAAGCAACGCAACACACCAACACCGGGAACAGAGAGAACAACAGCACCACGAACCGCGTCCCACGACAACGAACCAGCAGGCAAGACAACGGGAGCACGAGACACGGGAACAAAGCGAGAGGAAGCAACAGAGCGACCCGACACAGACAACGAGGCAGGGACACCAGCACCCGAGGCCAGAGGGCAGGCAGCAGGAGCAGCAACAACAGCACGGAGCAACGACGCAGCACCCACAACAGGGAAAGAAGAAACAACAGAAGCGAAAGAAGAAGAAGAAGCCATAACAAAACCACCAGCGGACGAACCGCAAAGACACGGGCAAGACGCCCAACGAGAACAAAGAAGAACCAACCCGAACGCGAGCAGACCCGAAGGAAAGACGCAAGGAAGGAACAGCGACCACCGCCCAAGGAAAGCACCCAAGGAAAACAAGGGGGCCAGACAAGGAAAACAGGGGAAGCCAACAACAACACCTGATTCTTTGACACACACAGACAGGGTTCACCCCAGAGAATTTCAATAAGTCACTACCCAAAAATTTATTAAAATTTTCCAGGAGCAAATTCAGCTCACAATTTATGAGCTTAAGTTTAGTCGGATTTCCTCCACTGAAGTAGTCGGTACCTATTAGAGAGTTACCCACACTAACATCCCAAAGGACACAATTGGCTATTACAAACAACACCAAGCTAGAAGCACTTCGCGAACTCAAGAAGAGAGAACGCCTAGCAGCTTACCAAGACAACTTCGAATTATTCGCCAGAGAGCAGATCAAGATTTTACCCAAGGATTCCTCCAAAGGATTCCTACCTTTTGAATTCAATACAGCACAACATATTGTTAACGAAGCTATTGAGAAACAATTAAAGGAAAAAGGTAAAGTCAGAGCTATCATCTTAAAGGCTCGCCAGATGGGGCTTTCCACATATACCACATCCAGAGTATTCTGGAAGGCATATCTGAATCCCTACCACAAGTCAGTTGTCATGGCTCATGATGCAGCTACTTCTGACTCGCTCTTCACGATGTCCCGTAATATTATTGATTACATGACACCAGTGTTTAAGCCAGAGTTTAAGAAGTCTAATGCTAAAGAAATTATGTTTCAGCATAACGACTCGGGATACCGCCTATTTACTGCTGGAGCACCAGAGGCTGGTCGTGGTCAAACACCAACCATCTGCCACCTTTCTGAGGTAGCATTCTGGAATCATGACACCAAGATTCTTTCAGGATTATTCCAAGGTATCTCTGAAGCTCCCGGCACAGAGGTTATTCTGGAGTCCACAGCTAATGGTATCGGCAATGAGTTTCATAGGCTATGGCTAGGAGCTGAGAAGGGCGAAAACGATTATATCCCTATCTTTGTTGCTTGGTTTCTTATGCCAGAGTACTCCCGTAAGGCTCCAGAAGGGTTTGAACAGACAGCTGAGGAGATAGTTCTTGTTACAAGGTATTCACTTACTGAAGACCAGCTATACTGGAGAAGGCTTAAGATTGCTGAAGGTGGATACGATAAGTTCCGTCAGGAGTATCCTTCTAATCCCGAGGAAGCATTTCTTGTCTCTGGCTCGAATGTATTTAACATTGAAAAGTTATCTCAACTAATACCACAACCAATCCTAGCTCATAGAGAATTCAACTTTGAATCTCGTATGATGGAGGATGCTAGGGGTGGTTCTATCGAGATCTTTAAATATCCCACCTTTGAACATTCTTTTGCTATTGGAGCAGATGTATCATTAGGTGTAGGTAAAGATTATTCATCATGCGTTGTAATGAATGCAGAACGGGAGGTATGTGCAGTATACAGAAACAATACCATTGATCCTTCTCAGTTTGGTGATCTACTATTCTATCTGGGCAGATACTATAATAATGCCCTTCTTGCGGTAGAATCAAACTCGATGGGTATAGCTACGCTGAATAGGTTAACTCAAATGAAATATTTGAACATGTACTATCAGACTAAGATGGCTAATGTATCTAAAGAAGAAGGTAACCGTATTGGTTGGAGGACTACCTCAGCCAGTAAACCCGCTATTATTGGCTTCTTAAAGAATGCTATTGAGCAGGGTGATGTGATGATTCCCTCAAGAACTATCATTGGTGAACTTATGAATTATGTCTCAACTGATAATGGGAAGACTAATGCAAGTTCAGGATACAATGATGATACTGTGATTGCCTTAGCTATTGCTCTTGAAGTAATCAGAACTCATGGTGATAAACTAACAACAACAAATGTACCCTTCGCTCAGAAGATGGGGCAATACCAAGAGGTTAAAACAACATGGCTATAAATCAAAAGATGTCCAGTGAAGAACGTAAAGTACTTCAAGGATTGATTAAACCAAAGACAGAAAATAAGCTAGTTAATCCTCAAGAGAAGATTGGCGATAAAATTCCTAAAGATTTTAATGCACGTACCTACTAAATTAGTCGGTACCTAAAGAGAGAGATTCCCTTTGTGTCAGTTGCTGGTGACTCGTGATGGAAAAAGTAGTTACACTAATAAATAGCCATTGTTGGCTTGAATGATTGTATGCGAGCGTGAGATCGCTCTTATGAAAGGTTAACAATGGGAACAACAAATCAAGTAGTCCGTTTTACGGATAGATTTAAAGAGAATGTAGGAGACGAAGAACTCCTAGCTATGATCGAACAGGGTGTAATGAACTCTGTTGGTGACTTCTTGAACAGCTCTGACTTAGCTCGTGAGCGACAGAAGGCCACCTATGAATACGGGATGATCCCGCAGTTCCACTTGACACCACAAGGTGTGTCTCAGATTGTATCTTCTGATACCGTGGAAGCTGTTGAAGGATATCTCGCTATCATTGCTGAACTAATGTTTAACAATAATAAGCTAGCTAAGTTTGTTCCTGTAGGATCGCTACCATCTGACTATCATAACGCTAAAATAGCTTCTGATCTGGTTAACTATACTATTTTCAAGCAGAATAATGGGTGGGAAATCCTAAATACATGGGTAAAATCAGCTCTTTTGTGGAAAAACAGTATAGTTCGGTGGGAATTTATTGAAGATTTCGACTATTCTTTTGAAGAATATGATACAATTTCTCAAGAGAATTTGGACATTTTACTAGCAGATGATGAGCTAGAAGTGTTAGGAAAGCTCAAATATGAGCAAGAATTAACAACAAATCCAGAAACAGGTAATGCAGAATATGCTACAGTCTACAAAGATGTGCGTCTAAAACGTAAGCACAACAAGACCCGTATTCTCATTAAGAATGTTCATCCAGAATGCTTCCGTATTACCCGCGATGCACACTCTCTTGATGATGCTGCCTTCGTTGGTATCCAGATTGACATGACCCGTTCAGAGGTTCGTAAGTTCTTTCCTGATATTGCACAAGATATTGACTGGGATCAGATTGGAGATGGTAGCTATGACTGGGCGACTAAGTACACTGAAGAACAAGCTGCTCGTAAGCGCCTTGTGGGTGAAGAATATTGGCTTGGTGGTAACAGTCGTGAACTCTTCCCATCTGAAGCTAATAGGCAGCTCACTGTTATTGAGTGCTGGCTCCGTGTTGATCGGGATGGCGACGGTATTGCTGAACTTAAGCATTTTATTATTGCTGGTTCCACCATTTTACTTGAGGAAGACTGTGAGTCTATCCCTCTCGCTACCCTCTGCCCGTTTGAAGTACCACATGAGTTCTTTGGGCTATCCGTTGCAGACATGATCCGTCCAGCTACGATGGCTACTACAGCTATTATGCGTGGATTTGTTGAAAATGTTTATTTGACTAACTACTCGCCTAAGCTTGCTGACCCTAATGTTGTTGACTTCTCTGCTTTGCAGAATATGAAGCCCAAGCAGATCATTGCGACTAACGGTAACCCACAAGGTGCTGTTGCTTCACTGACTCCTGACACTATTAGCCAAGGCACAGTACCACTTCTCGAATTACTCCAACAGCATAAAGAACAAGCCACTGGTTTGTCTAAAGCTGCTCAGGGACTGAATGATACATTGTATGTTTCAGGTAATTCAGATGAAAAGATGGCTCGTGCTCAGTCTGCTGCACAAATGCGTATCCAATACATGGCTCGTAGGTTTGCTGAGACAGGATTTACTCGTTTAGTTAATGGTGTTTACAAAACACTGCGTACTAAGCTTAAAGGTAAAACAGTTAAGTACTACGATCAGAATGACTTCTTTAAATCAGTTGACCCATCTACACTCCCAGACAATATGCTCATGACCATTGACGCAGATCTGGGTGAAAATAGTAATGGTAATGTTATCAAGAAAATGGATATGATTGGCGCAAAGCTTATCCCTGCACTTATGCAAGCTGGTGCTGGTGGGGCAGTTAACCCACAAGCAGCCGTTCGTATTGCGTGTAAGACTCTTGAAGCTATGGATTTAGACCCATTAGATTTCTTGGTAGACTACACAACTGATGATTTCAAGAAGCAAGCTGACCAATCGCGTCAGGGCGAAGTTGCTGCTAATGAGAAGAAACAGAAACTTGAAGAGCAGAAAGCTATGTTGGATATGGCACAGAGACAAGCAACCCTTGACCTGACTAATATCCAATCTAAGAACGCTATGCAGGATAATGCTAAACAACTTATGGTTGCGTTGGATAAGTCCCAACAAGAGTGGGCGAAACTCTATGTTGCTGCAGCTAAAGAGGGCGTTGAGTTACCCCCGCATAAGAGTATTGAAGAATTGCTTGGTATCGCTAAAGCGGTTATTAAGTCTGACATCAGTGATGCAAGCTCCCCACAAGGTAGCACACCACCACCCAATCAGCCTGGCCCAGCAATGGCACCTGAACAACAAATGTAAACATGGTCACCACCTCTGCGAAGGTACGTGGTGATTCTCTATGAAAGACACAATGGATAAGTATAAACAGAGTTTTACTGACCGTATTAAACCCAAGATGGATTATTCATCTGGGATGGGACAAGTTAAGATTGAACCATTCAAAGAATCCCAAATGGCTCTTGTCAAATCGCTATTTGCCAAAGAAGAGCGTGAGCAATTCTTTTCAGATGCTTATGGGGAAATCCTTACTGATCTCTTTGTTGCATGGCTTAAGACTGAGCCGCATGCTACTAAGGAACGAGATTTCTTATATGCCTCTGCTATGGCGCTTGGATCAGTGAAAGCTAAAATGGTTGGTATCGAGATGTATGGTGCTAATATGGCCTTCATCCAAAATCAAAATCAAAATAAACAATCCCAAGAAGGGGAAATGAATGAGTAAGTATAATGAAGCACGAAATGTGCTAATCAAATCACGAGATGAAATCCTTCGAGAACTTGCTGTCTGTGGACAAGCTGGTGGCACTGGTCGTGCTGCTGCTTATGCCCCACAACTAGTAAATATTCAAGGTGCTATTGAAGCTATCGATCGTATTGAAGGTGCTGATGTGCCTAAGGTAGATCGTATGGCAGCAGTACGCGCAGCTAAATCTGCACAATAAACAAGACACAAGGAAAAAAAAATTAATGAATACACACGTAGCCAACTCTCTACCAGTACGCCTGCCTCGGAAATTTCGAGCACAAGCTTTGATGACGGTTCCTATAGTGCAGAGAGTCAAGCAGCCAGCCTAGATGATATCATGCGAAACTCCCCAGTTGCAGAACTGTTGGGTCTCAAGGGGTCTCTACCAGAAGAGGATGAGGATGTCCAAACTCAAGATTCAGAATCGGACAATGATGTTCCCGATGGTTCTGATGATAAAAATGATACAGATGAAGATAATTCAAAATCTAAAGATGATGATAAAGAAGAAGGCAAGGATGATACGTCTACCCCTGACTCTGACTTACCAGCAGAAGAAGATATTGATTGGGAATACAAAGTACCTGTAACCATTAATGGCAAAACAGAACATATTTCCCTGGAAGAAATCCGCAAGGGTTATTCCACTGACCAACATCTGTCAAGTAAAGGTCGGGAACTTGGCGAACTGAAGAAACAGATCGAACAAGAAAGAACAGAAAAGCTGCAAGAGCTTGTTGATATGGGCAATCTAGTTCATGAAGAACTAACTGCTGTAGAAACAAATCTTGGTAATGAATACCACAAACTAACGGCTGATATCGAGAAGGCCCGTGAAGAAGGTGATACCTATACAGCTCGCGACTTGAAAGAGAAACGTGAGCAAGTGCAAGAAAGTTATTGGAAGGCTAGGAATAGCCGTGAAGAGAAAACTAAAAGTATTGCAGGTAAAATTCAACAGCAACAAGTGGAACGGCAACAAGAAATGCTGAAAGCGTATGGGGAAAATATCAGTAAACTGATCCCTGATTATTCAGACAAAGTTGCTAAAAGCGTTAGAGAATTCGCAATCAAGGAAGGCATTCCTGAAGCACTGCTAGAGTCTATCTATGACCCTACAGTCGTGAAGTTCATCAACGATTACCGTAAGTTGAAAACAGCAAAAGATACAGGCGAAGTTAAGCGTAAAGCTGCAGCATCAGTGAAGTCAATCCCTACTAAATCAGGGCAACCAGCTTCACAACGTGCTCGCGAATCCGAAAACAATGCCCGTGGTAAAGTTCTTTCAGGTCAAGGATCTAAACAAGACGAGTTAGATTTTCTAAAACGTATTTCTTCAGTGAGCAAAAAACTTTGAAATAAATAAACTCTTATAGAAAGGCTATATAACATGGCTGCAAATAATTTCGCAACTGGTGGCCCTAAGGCTGCTGCTCGCTCTGCCAGTGCTACTGGTAACTCCGTCAATGCTGGTGAACGCGAAGACCTCGCTAACTTCATCTCCATGATTTCTCGTGATGAGACACCTTTCCTTAGCTCCATTGGTAAAACCAAAGCTACGGCAGTGTTCCACGAATGGCAAACCGACGAACTGGCTGCTCCTGCATCCGGTGCTGTCGCTGAAGGCGTGTCTTACGCCACCACAAATGCTGCTCAAGGTGCTGAACCTTTCCGCACTCGTTTGGGTAACTACACTCAGATCAACAGCAAAACTGTTACCGTCACTGGCACCAAACGTGCTGTTGACCAAGCAGGTGTTGCTGACGAATACGCATACCAGCTCAAAAAGCGCGGTACCGAACTTCGTCGTGACGTCGAGTTTGACTTGGTTAATAGCTGGAAATCTAGCAATGGTTCAGGCACCCGTACATTCGGTGGTTACCAAGCTTGGATTAACTACACAGCTGCTTCTACCACACCTGCTACTGCTTTGAACGTGTTGGCTACTCCTTCCGAGTACGCTGCACCTACAAACATGGGTGGTGGTACTTGTGGTGTGTTCACCACTGTTACTTCTGCTGACAAAGTTAGCTTGGCCCTGTCGCACATCGACACTGTCATGCAAGCTGTGTATGAGAATGGTGGTAAAGCCACTAAGCTCATGCTGTCGCCTGCTAACCGTCGCGTGTTCTCGGCTAAGGCTCAAGCCGCTGGTTCTTCTACTACCAACGCTGGTGATGGCAACGTTCGTCGTAACATCGATGCTGATGGTAAACTCCGTCAGTCAGTTGAAATCTACATGTCTGACTTCGGTGACATCATGGTTGTACCTAACTACGTGATGGGTATCTCCAACACTTCAGTTGCTGGTCTCGATCAAGCTGCTAACTTCTCCGCATTCGTGTATGACCCAATGTGGTTCAGCTATGCTTCCCTCCGTCCTTTGCAAGAAGTTGACTTGGGTCAGTTGGGTGATTCGATCATCGGTCAAATCGTTGAAGAAGGTTCATTAGAGTGCCGTAACCCTAAGGGAGCAGGCCTCATTTTCGGTCTGTCAGGTCTCTAAGATCTAACTAAAAGGGAGAAGGAGAAATCTTTCTCCCTTTTTTATTTGGAGAAACAAATATGGAAATGCTAAAAATTACTGCTACTGATGGTACGCAGAAATATGTCCCAGACAATTATGTCGTATCAGTTAATACAGCTGCAGATACACTTGATGCAGGCTCTGATTATTCGGCACCTAAAGTTATTCGTGGCCGGATTACAGGTGTAACTTACTATGATGGTGCTAATGCTACAGCTGGTGCCTTGGTGGTGGTTGTAGTACCTGCTAAGGGTGCTGGAGTTGCTACTTATGAGTATGGCTGCAAAACAATTGACGGAGCATTCTCTGTCGCAATGAGCAACTAACCGGGAAGACACAATGGGATACAGATCACAAGAAAATAATGCTAGAAGTTTTACAGTTAAAGAGGATACCTCGGACTTCAAGCTAGAACAAGATGTTGGTGCGTATAAAGACTATGCTGCACAACAAAGAGAGCTAGATTCAGTAGCACACAATGGTCGTCAGTATAGATCCTTTGCGATCATCCCTGATATTGTTGCTATTGATATCTTAACAAAACATGGGCTTGATATTCATGCTCAGGAGTTCATGGATAACCCTGCTAACTTGCGTAAATTAAAGCAGATCATTATCTCTGACTACCCACTGCTTCAA